TCATCATCACCTTCCATCACATCATAAGTTTTCATTGAGGTATTATCAATAATTTTTTGTTTAATGGCTGTTTGTTTCTTTTCCTTCGTTATTCTGCGAATAAAAGCATAATAAATAATTTGTGTAAAATATGCAAATGGGTTTCTAGATTTCTCTGGATTAAAATTCTTTGCATATCTGATACAATTTTCTATACCATCTCCTATCATCTCCTCACGATAGGTATAATTGATAAAGTTGGGCCTGTACGATAAATGGGTTGCAATTTTATAAAAACATTCGCCCATATATTCCGTAACCTTTGGTGGTAAATCATCGACTTCATCTGATTCTTCAATCTCTGTTTTCCACCTCTCCATTTCTGCAAAAAATAGCTTATTATCAACATAATGTACTTTTGCCTTTTCCATAATTTATTTTAGGTTAATTTTTATAATCTCATAATCAAATTCCTCTTGATTATAGATACCGATACGTTTAACAAAATGTTTAATCGTATGGTTATTATTATTAAAGTTATCTGCAATATCATACAACTTTGCTCCAGCCTTACTTTCATGAGTTCGTAAACCTCTACCTATTGATTGTAGGTTTCGGATACGACTTTTATAAGGACTAGCAAAGATAATGTTATGAAGATTCCTAATATTGATACCAGTACTGAATACACCAAAACTGGCGACAACAATGGCATCTCGTTCTCTTTCAACGATTCCTCTGATTTTTTCTCTGGTTTCGGAGTCTGTTCCTCCAAATACAAAAAAAGTTTTCCTATTGACATCGGCTCTCTCCTTTATGAGTTCGTGTAATAACTGTCCATGTTTGATTAACGAAAAAAGAACTAACGTATTTCCTTTTAAATCAATGCATAAATTCCTAATCAGATTATTCCGCTGAGGATGCTCTGTTATGAATTTTATTTCTTTATTATAGTCTCTTATTATACACTCTTTGTCCGAATAAGTCAAGACAATTCCTATAATCTTCAAATCTGAAATTTGTTTACTATCCATGAGTTGTTTTGTGGTAGTAACCTTCTTGACTGAGCCAAATAGTCCTTCCAGTACTAAATGGTGACTTTCAGAGTCATCAAGTGTTCCTGTCAAACCAAACTTATACTGACAGTCTGTAGTCTTGTGCATTATTGTCTTGAGGGATTTTGCTGCAAAGGTATGTACTTCATCACCGATGATAACCTTATACTTTTCAAAATGTTTCTTTGGGAGTTGATATATGGACTGCCAGGTGGATATATGGACAAGTTTTGGGGAAGTCTTGTCCTTTCCTGCATAGATTCTGTGGCAGTAGTTTTCTGCATCCCATCCGTAATCTTGAAAATCTGTATACATTTGTTCCACTAAAGAGGATCGGGGAACTAATAATAGTATGCGTGAATTATCTAATATCTGTTGAGATTCTAGATAATATCGAATTAGTATGTAGATAATAAAACTTTTACCACTAGCTGTAGGACTGACCAGTATACATCTTCCATTTCTAATAGAATGTTGTACTGCATCTAGCTGGTAATCTCTAATTTTCACCCCACTTTTTATACCTTCTATGAAAGATATTACGTCGGCATTATCGATTTCCAGAGGAGTTCTCACCCCACCACTAATAGTATATTTTTTTGCTGTAGCGAATTTGTAGATATATTCGGATAACCCAACGTAAATTTGGTTATTCCGTATGTCGAACAATCGAATCTTTCCATCCCAAAGCCTATTCTTAAAACTGGGCATGAACTTTGCCTCAGGCACATCAAAACTGAAATATTCGTTTAATTCTCTTGTAATACTTCTTTCACATTCAATCTGAGAGTAAACATCATCTTTCTTGTGAATTATAATATCATATTCCAGCCTCGAATTTTCTCCACTCAATTGCATTTTTTATTTGAAAAGAACGATTACTAACTGATCTCACTATCTCCTGTAAATAATCAACTACAGTTTCATAGTACTCAACCTTTCCTTTTAGTTCTCGATATTCTTTATCAGCCTCTATAAAAGTCTTTTGGTCATCTTTAGTGTTTAACTTCACATCAAACGACCCTTTTTCTTTGTAAATCTCTTCTGTCGCTTTTCCTGTATAAAATACCCATTTATCCCTTTTAAGAACATTAAGTTCTCCTTGTGTCTTTTTTAAAAGAAGGGAATGCTCTGTTAAGAGCTGAAGATACTTAGAATGTAAGGAAGGTATTCGTAGGGATTCTATATCTAATTCAAGATCATTGATTTTAAGGTCTTTCCTGACCATATCTTGTATTTCAGTTAATTTCATAATATTCTTATATATTCACTTATAAACCTAGCATAGCTATAATACCATATAAAAACGCAAAAGTCAAGTCATTTAAAAAGTAGCCCAAACACTCTTAGCTATATTGTCACACAGCCTAATCAAGTGGACTCACTTTAATTAATTTTATGTTTAGGCTACTCAATAGTATTTATCAAGTTGAAGTTTCAAACTCGTAATAAAGATACCTAAAAGTGGCACTAGCTTTAAAATATTCCACATCTGTCAATTCTTGAGAATATTCTAATGAAGATATACTAGTAGGAAACATATCTTTAAATTTAACATTTACTTTTGCCATATTTTTAGAATTATAAACAATTAAAGTTGCATCTGAATATAAATTAGATTCTTCATAAGTAGATTTCGTTCTAGGATCGGCATCTGGTGTTGCAAACGATCTAATTGCACCATCACCCTTAGACAATGTAGTTTCCCATTGTGAGTGATTAACGGGCGATCCAATACCAACTATCCAATCCCATAGTTCCCTATAGTTTTGAAGTTCTTCATCTACAAGAAAAGTTATATTTAATGTTTCAAAAGTAAGTTTATCTCCTGTGACAAACATATCAGACATGGGTGTAGGATATTGAGCCTCACCTAAAGTTATGCCTGGCACATTTGCAGCAGTACAAAACCAAGTTGTTTTGGGAAGTCGATTAAACGCAAGTCTCCATTGAGTTCCAGATGCGTAATCAAATACTGTGGGTTGTTGTGTACTAGGATCTGCCATAATTATAGAAATCTAATCGTTGTTATCACTAGTATTTATAATGGTGGGAAAAGTGGAATAGGGGAGAGTCCATCCCCCCCTATATTAACAAATTGGGGTTATTATTTTGAGTATATACCCCAAAGTACCCAAATGGCGACTAAACCGACTAATCCTTCAGAACCTAAAGCCTTTACAAGACTTACTACTGAACCGACTACATCCATAGGCATAAATGGAATTGTGGCACCAAATAAAATTTGAAGTACAACACCTAAGGCAATAAGCCCTAAACCTATGTTTGTTACCTGTTTAATCCACCCTGAGATTTGGTCTAACATATAATTCTCCGTTAGGGTTGATTATAATAAAGGGGATAGAGGGGAAAGAAACTTTTCCCCCTCTAAGATATAGATTACATCAAGTTACTTACACGAGCTCTGCGATAGTAGCAGTTGCTGTCAGCAGTAAACGGTTGTGAAGATGCATCAATAGCACCTGTTGAACCGATTTTTGCGAATGGATTAATCGCCATTCCGTAACGAGTCTTGAACGCAATTCGAGGCTGGAAGGTTGCTTCCGAAACCGCACGAACCATTTGCAACGGAACGTATGGGCAGTAGAACAGACCTGCATCATAAGCATTAGAACCACGATAACCGGCAACATACCAGTTATTTGCAGCACTTGCACTTACAACGGAGTTATAAGGATCGACATAAACTTTAATACGACCATTAATTGTTCCTGCGAAAGTACTTCCTGAAGGACTTGGATCAACATTTAAGTTACCAGATCCACCAGATCCACCTACATCAAGGACACCAGCCATTGACAATGCCGAAGCAACATCAGCGGAACAGACAACTAAGTTACCTTTTCCTCGGCGAGTGCGAATACCAATATCGTTGCAATCACGCTCGATTTGGAACATCAGACCCTTGAATTTTTCAACTGACCAACGACCATTAGAGTCTGTGTCCAAGTTGAAGATACCAGCAGATGATGTGGTTTGAGCACCAATTTCTGCGGTAATGTAGATAGTAC